GACGGCGTCCAACATCTGGGAGTATGTGGCCGTACTCAAGGAGCAGGCCCGGCTCTATCAGCTCTGCCTGCTGGGGGAGCGACTGGCCCAGGCGGGTAGCCTGGAGGATGCAGCCAAGTTTCTGGCTGACGGCAATGCCCTGATGGTGGACAAGCCGGGGCTGCGCTACGTCACCATGGAGCAGGCCCTGCTGGACTTCTACGACCGGCACAAGACCAGGAAAGAGTACCTCACCTGGGGGCTGGACAAGCTGAACGACCGGCTCTTTGTGGACCGGGGCGACATGGTGGTGCTGGGAGGCTACGCCTCCGCCGGCAAGACCCTGCTGGCCATCCAGTTTGCCTGGCATTGGGCCAGGCTGGGCCGGAAGGTGGGCTTTTACTCCCTGGAGACCGGCGAGGCCAAGCTGGAGGACCGGCTCATTGCCTACAACATGAGGCTGGACTTCGGCAGGATCAAGCGCTCGGAGTTGACCGAGGAGGATTACAAGGCCCTGGCGATGGCCTCCAAGCGGCTCATCCAGCCCGCCTTAGAATGGGTACCTGCCAGCGGCATGACGGTGGACGAGATCCGCTCCTCTGCCCTCAGCCGGGGGTATGACGCCATTTTCATCGACTACTTACAGCTCATCCAGGGGGACAAGCGGCGCAGCCGGGCCGAAGAGGTGGCTGGAATCAGCATCGGACTGCATCAGCTGTCCCAGAGCACTGGCATTACGGTGGTGGCCCTGTCCCAGCTGTCCCGGCCGGAGAAGGGCGGGGACGGGGTGAAGGCCCCCACACTGGCCTCCCTGCGGGAGTCCGGGCAGATCGAGCAGGATGCCGACGTGGCCATGTTGCTCTACAAGGAGGAGGACACCCCACACAGCCGCCGGGTTCTGCACATCGCCAAGAACAAGGAGGGCGAGACCGGCAAGATCTATCTGGCCTTTGACGGCGCTCATCAGCGGCTGTATGAGTCGGCGGTGGATGCTCCAGCCCCCAGGAAACGGCGGGAGCCGGAGTACAGGCAGGTGCAGTTTACGGAGATCCTGGAGGATCCGGACGATCCGTTTGCAGAGAAAGGAGACCAGCATGGACAAGGCCAGAGCGGCCCAGCTGCTGCGGCTGGAGATCCTGCGCCGGGAGGCCCTGGCACGGGCCAGCAGCTTTCCGGTGGATCACCTGCAGGTGGCCCAGGCGCTGACTCTGGCGGTCCAGGCTCTGGAGGAGGAACAGCATGAGAAAAGGCCAGAAGATCACCTGGACCCCGTCGGCCTTTGAGCATGAGCTCAGTGGGGAGCGGGCGAACAGGCAGCGCAAGCTGCGGTCGGTAACCGGACGGATCGTCTACATCCATCCGGCCCGGCGGTATTACATGGCGGAAGCCAAAGTGGGCAATGAGACCATCCGGGAGTGTTTCCCGATGGAAAACAGATAGGAGTGTTCGTGCATGAAAACCATAGCAATCGTTAATTTGAAAGGCGGCGTCGGAAAAACCATCACGGCGGTAAATCTGGCTGCTATCCTGGCTACAGAGTACCACCAGAGGGTGTTGCTGGTGGATGCAGACCCCCAGGCCAATGCTACCCAGTCTTTGCTGCCGCCAGGGGAATACAACACTCTGGACCGCCTACTTCTGGGGGATGAACTCCAATATGAAAATTTGTGCTACGAGAGCAGTATCCGCGGGCTAACCGTCATCCCGGCAGATGATGGCCTGTGGGATCTGGAGGTAGATCTTCTGCGTGGTCGCCGGCTGGACTTGACCGCTTTGCAAAACTTGAGGGATGCAATCATGGAAGATGACCGTTTTGACTTTATGGTCATTGACTGTCCGCCCTCCATCTCCTATTCCTGCGCCGCCGCTATTGTAGCCTCTACAGATGTGATTATCCCAATCAAACTGGATGCATACGCGATGCGAGGCATGAGTACGCTGGCCGCGCAGATTAAACGCCTGCGGCGTATCTACCCAGACGTACATATTTCTGGGGTTCTGCCCACGGTGTGGTATCACTCTAATTCCATGGAACAGGGGGAGAAGCTGTTGCGGGAATATGCCCCATGCCGGGTATTTGATACCCGCATCCGCCGATCCCCAAAGGTAGATGAGTCCACATGGACCGGGGAGCCGGTGGTATGCTGGTCTCCACGTAGTGCTGCGGCACAGGACTACCGCACCTTTGCGGCTGAGCTTTTTGGTGAGGAGGCGGCTAAGTGATGAGTAAGGCAGACACCCTGGCCGCCATGATGCAGGAGAGTATGGTCCATAGTGTTCAGTCTGCGCAGCGCACTATTGAGACCATCACCAGTGAGATTTTAGAACTGAAAAAGCAGGCTGGGAAAGCGCTCCTTGGTATCGGCCAGCGGCTGATTGAGGCGAAGGAGACGCTGCCCCATGGGGAGTGGCTGCCGTGGCTCACTGAGCGGGTAGAGTTCTCCGAACGGACAGCCCAGTACTATATGCAGTTGGCAAGGGAATGGACAAATCCGCAATCGATTGCGGATTTGGGGGCCACAAAAGCATTTAAGCTGTTAGCACTTCCACCGGAAGAACGAGAAGCATTCATTCAGGATCACAATGTAGTGGATATGTCTGCCCGGGAATTGGCGCAGGCCATCAAGGAGCGGGACGAGGCCCGGATGGCAGTCAAACAGGCCGAGGCGGATCAGCACGCAGCGGAGCAGGCCCGGGATAAGATGGCGGAGGATATGAGGCTGCTCAATGCCCGTCTGGCTGGGGTCCGTGAGGACCGGGAGCAGGCCATGGAGAATGTGGCCCGCCTGGAGGCTGAACTTGCTGACCTGAAGGCCAAACCGGTGGACGTGGCAGTGGAGACCGTGGTTGATCAGGCTGCCATTGACAAGGCCCGGGCCGACGCCATTGCCGAGATGCAGGCCAAGCTGGATAAGGCCAAGGAGGCGGCGGCCAAGGCCAGGGACAAACAGAAGCAGGCTGAGGCCTCTGTGGAGATCCTGAAGCGGTCCTTGGAAGAGCGGGACAAGTCGGACAAGCAAGCCACCATAGCAGGGGACAAGGAGCTGGCCCAGTTTGAGGTGCTTTTCAACCAGGGGCAGGAGCTGGCCAACAAGCTCCACGGACTGCTACTTAAAGCCCGGGGCCGGGAGGATCAGACAGCCGCCCATGGTATGGAAAAGGCCCTGAAAGCCCTGGCCGATGCCATTGGGAGGTGCGCGGAATGATTGAGCAGGCGATTGAGATGCTGAATGAGCAGCAGAGCAAAGTCAAGGAGCGTTCCGCACCCTGGATGGTGGCGGAGCAGCTGAAGGACATTTGCCGGAGAGAACCGTGGAGTGCAGAGCTGCTGGCAAAGGACTTGGAAAATCCTCAGATGGGGATCGTCCAGGCGGAGAAAAAGATCAAATCCTTTGCGGACGGACATAAGACCGGCGGCTTCTCCTGCGTCACGCCGCTGGAGGCGGAGGAAATCCTGCGGGAGTTTTATGGGCTCGGTGCCGCCTCTGCTTCTGTCGGCGGGGATACTCCGAAAGTGCTCAACTTGGCGGACTTCCTGTGAGGTGCGGCATGGATATGAACTGGAAATCACTCGCCGCAATGCTTCCTGTCCAGCCCTGCGACGAGCTGAAGCAAGACGTATTGATGGGCATCTACGATATGCACGATCTTGGCGGCGATCTGATCCTGTATCACCGGGAATCGGTCGGCTTGGCAGACGAGATTGGGCAGATTATGGATCCGCAGGACTGGGCGCACTGGGAGCAGTCGAAAAAGCGCCGATGGGGTGCCCGCTGCACCTGTACCGCCTGCGGGGAAGATTTTATCGCCGGCTATGTGAAGAACGGCATTGTCCTGTTGGAAGGTCCGGACGGACAGACATACGATGGGTATGCGGAGCAGGGACCGGATTCTTCTGCGTATCTGGATGGCGAAGAAGTTATGTGTCCTCGTTGCTGGACTGCCGCTACGGTGACCCGCCGCTCAGAGCTGCGCCAAGGGAGGAAGCACCAGGTTTTACAGGCAGAGGTTGTCCATATTGAGCGCTATACGGCGGTCATGTACTGGATGGTGCGCCGGTGGCAGGATGCAGATGGGACCGATACAACGGTCTTTGTACCCCATGCGGCCCTCATTGTGGACGAGGAGGGCAAGCTGCGTCGGTTCCGGGCCGAGCTGCACAGCGGCGACGTGATGGAGACGGTATGGGTCCCATGCGCATGGTCAAGAGACCCAATGCAAATGGCCTATTATTCCTGGGAGGCTGTAAATCATCGGAAGGTAGGCGGATGGACGCTTGCCTATGGGCCGGATCTGGCTGGCCATACCGGAGAAAAAACCGCCCTTGATGCGTATATAGGGGCCGACGGCTGCTGGCCTGGAGCATATCTTCATGTATGGGAAAGGCACCCGCAGGTGGAAAACCTGATGCGTCAGGGATTTGCGGCGGCTGTTGTGCAAACCATTGACAGGCAGCTTGACTGCGCGGCATATAAGACAGACCTGTGCGATGCGCCGCTCATTCCATGGGTGGACTGGACGGAGGTCAAGCCGCACAGGATGCTGCACATGAGCAAGACGGCATTCCGTGAGATCCGTAAAAAGAATTGGGGATCTGAAGATGTGGGGTGCTGGGACAGATACCGGAGTCAGTTCCCAATGGCTGACGCCCTGGAGTTTGAGCACTGCCGGGAGCACATCGGCGGCAAGGCTGTGGGACATCTTCTGGAAATGGTCGCCGCTGGGTGGGAAGATCTGGCCCCTGTTCAGGTGGTTCGGTATCTGAAAAAGCAGGATGCCCTTCAGGATGGTGTGCAGCTTCTGATTGACTACCGTAAAATGCTGCGGGATGCGGGTCTGGCGGAAGATGGAGAGACCCTCTGGCCCCGCGATCTGATGGCGGCCCATGATCGGATTGTCCAACTTTGGACAGGTCGTGGAAATGCCTCGTATCATCGCCAGGTCGAGAGGAGGCGGTAAATCGTGATTTTAGGCCAGGCCATGCAGGGCCCAAGGGCCGGTATGGAGGAACAGGTCCTCAGCTGGGATGAGGTCCAGGCATGGTTCAAACGGATTTTTTTGAGCGGGGAGCTGATGGAGGGAAGCCAGGGTAATGCGGAACGCCTGTCCCCGGTGGCGGCAGCCCACCGGATCCTGACCAACTCCTTCGGCCTGATTCCCTTCGGGGCGTACCGCAAAGATGGAGACGCCAGGATCCCGTATGAAGATGAATATCTGCGCAGGATGCTCAAGGTCCGACCCAACGATCATATGTCGCCGTTCATGCTGCGAAAGGTGGTCATGTCCAACGCATTCTGGCACGGCTTCGGCGCCGTGTGGAACCGGAGGGACAGCGCTGGCCAGGTGATCCAGCGCCTGCCGCTGCCCACCGAGTGCTGTTCCATCCTCAAGGACCCGGACAGCGGCCAGTATTGGTACGAGTACAACGTGGACGGCGTGGTGAAGCGATTCTCCAACTATGAGCTGTCCTTCCTGTTCTTTGAGACCTACGACGGTACCAGACCGGCAGCTGGGTCTTCCTCCGCTGCGGCGGGCGGCTGGTAGATGCAATGGAAGACTTCGAGGTCCTGTTCAACAACCTGTAAGGAGGGGAGCGTATGGCACGAACTATCGATAGCGCGAAACGTGTAATCAACGGCACCTTTGGCGAGGTTTGGGTGGACGGTGAGAAGATCGCCGAGTGTACCGCCTGCCAGTTGAAGGTGAGCAAAAATAAGGAGACAGTCAACCTGTGCGGGCAGTTTATGACCGATACCAAGGCAACCAGTGCCAGCGGCACCGGAAGTCTGACCCTGTACAAGGTGGACTCTGGATTTGCCCAGAAGCAGGGCGATCTGCAAAACGGCGAGGACCGCCGCTTCACCGTCATCTCCAAGCTGAAGGATCCGGACAGCTACGGAGCAGAGCGGGTGGCAGCTTACAACGTAAGCTTTGATGATCTGACGCTGGCGGACTGGCAGGCGGCCACCCTGGGCACGGTAACGACCCCCTTTACCTTCAGCCGCTATGAATTCCTGGATATGATTGAGGTGCAGTGATGGAAGCAAAAAAGAAAACGGACCTGGTATCCCTGCTGCTGCGGCCTGAGTTGCCCAATGTGTTAAAGGATCTTCCCACCGCCCGGTACAAGGTGAACCGGCTCAGCGAGTTGTTGGGGGAGGATGTGGTCTTTACCCTCAGGGGTTTGCCTTACGGTAAGGTCCAGAAGCTGCGGGAGAGCCTGTCTGACGACGTGTCGGTCCACATCCTGCTGCAGGGCTGTGTGGATCCGAATCTAAAGGAATCCGCCTTGCAGGAGCGGTTTGGGGGAGCCACCCCCGCCGAGACGGTAAAGGCCATGCTTCTGCCCGGCGAGATCGAGGATCTCAGCCGGGCGGTGGAGCGACTGTGTGGCTACCGCCGGTCCACCATTGATGAAGTAAAAAACGCCTGACGGAGGGCAGCGACCCAGAGCTGGATCTGATCTTTTATCTCTTCCGGCATCACCATTGGACCCCGGAGATGTATATCGGAATGGGAGAGGGAGGTCGGGCCATGACCTGGGCGCTGGCTCTCCGTGAAATCGAGTTAGATGAGGGGGGCTGACCATGGCAGAAGAAGTGGGCATTGTGATGAGCCTCTATGACAGGGTGAGCCCCACCCTGAAGGCTATCTCGGGCAATTCCAAAGCCTTTGACAAGACGCTGGATGAGTTGGAGCAGAGTCTGAAGGCCTACGAAAAGGCCCAAAACAGCCTGGTAGGAAAATCTGCAGACCTGAAGAAGGCTCTGTCGGAAGCTGACCAGAAAGTAAAAGACGCCCAGAAGAGTTACAAAAAGCTGAAGGACGAGACCAGTAAGGGAGCCCTGGATGATGCCATCGATGAGCAGACCCGTTTAAAGAACCAGCTAAGCGAGACCGAGGGAGCGATCAAAGCCAATGAGACCGCCTACCGGGCACTCTACAAGGCGGCCACTGACAGCGCCACAGCCATGAGCAAGGCGGACAACCGGGCAGGCAGTGCGGGAGGCGGGAAAGGCATCCTGTCTGCTCTGGGCCAGGCGGGAGCCTGGTCCATGTTGGGAGATGTGGCCGGCCAGTGGGCCGGAACCCTGGTCAGCTCCGCCTTCGGCAGCGATGCGGGGAGCCTGTTCTCCAGTGCCCTGGGCGGCGCCGGCAGCGGTGCGGCTATTGGATCTATGATAGAACCTGGCGTCGGAACGGCGATTGGTGCTGCTCTGGGCGGTCTGGTTGGGCTGGTCGGCGGAGGTGCTCAGATTTATGAGCAGCGGGACGAGGCCTTTAAGGCCTATGTCCAGGAGGCCACGCAGGGACAGCTTGAGGATCTTTCCACCTCCATCACATCGGGCAGCGCCACCGCCGCCCAGCGGGAGCTGGACCTGATTGCGTTTGACCAGCTTCTGGGAAGCGGGCAGGGCGCCAAATACCTGGCAGATCTTCGGGAGATGGCGGCCAGCACGCCCATGGAATACAGTGACCTGACTGCCATGTCCCGTGCTCTGGCCACCGGCTTCGGTACAAACCAGAAGCGGATGCTGGATCTGATGGAGGGCATTGGCAACGCGGGCAGCGCCGTGGGCGTGGACGCCAGCGGCATGACCTATATGGCCCAGGTCATGAGCCGGATGCAGTCCAGCGGCAAGGTGGGCCTGGAGGATCTGAACGCCTTCCAGGACCGCGGCATCGATGTGATCGGAATGCTCTCCGACGCCCTGGGCAAGAGCCAGGGGGATATCTACGACATGATCTCCAAAGGCTCCATTTCCGGCACAAAGGCGGTGGATATCATCCAGCAGGGGCTGGAGCAGTATGCCGGGGCCATGGACAAGATGTCCCAGACTTTCAGTGGTCTGGAGTCCACCTTGGCCGATGCCCAGACCGAGATGGATAATGCCTACGGTGAAGGGTACAACGAGACCCGGAAGAAGGGTCTCCAGGAGGAGATCGACTACCTTAGCGGTGAGAGCGGCGCCCTGATCCAGGAGGCCAACCGGGCCATGGGCGCCTGGCAGGCTGAATTGGAGAACAGCAAGGAGCAGTACATCCGGGACGCTATGGATGCAGTCATTAACTCCGACGAGTACAAGGCTGCCATGTCGGAAGGTACGGATGAGGGCTATGCCGAGGCAGGCCGGATGCTGATGGAGGCCAAGGTTCGCGGCATGAATGAGTACAATGCCAGCGAGGGCGCCCAGCTAATGCTCCAGCTGGAGACTGAAATGGCTGCTACGATCCGGGATGACACCGCCAGCAATGACGCCTACTGGGATGCTGGCTACCGAAAAGGGCAGGAGTATTCCAAGGGATGGGCGGCGGCTCGGACAAGCCAATGGATTGAGGATGTACCGGACGAAAACACTGTAGCTGGACGGGTACGGGCGCGTAACCATTACCGATATGCTTATGGCCTGGACCGTGTGCCCTACGACGATTTTCCTGCCCTTCTCCATGAGGGCGAGCGGGTGCTCACCGCCCGGGAGGCTCGGGAGGCTGACAGCAAGCCGGGCCGCAGTATCTCCATCACAATTACCGGCAACCAGTTTGGCGCGGGGGTGTCTGCTGAGGAGATCGCTCAACGGCTGGCGGACCAGATCGAGCTGAAATTCGCGGCGGGGGTGTTGTCATGAGACGGATCATCTCTTTTTTGGAGCCCGCCGCCGGCAAGGAGCTGATCCTGCCGGTGACGCCGCCCTCTTACGACTGGACCCACGGCAACCGGGTGGAGACCATCCAGCTGGATCAGCTGGGGGAGATCAATCTGCCCGGCGGCCGCCTGATGGGCAGCTGCACCCTGTCGGATGTGCTGTTCCCGGCCAGGCTTTATCCATTTTGCAACCCGGGCGCCGTGGCCAACCCCTATGTGTACCTGGAGCAGCTGGAGCGGTGGAGCGACAGCCGCAAGCCGGTGCGCTGGATTGTGTCGGGGACGCCTACCAACGCCCTGGTGCTGCTGGAGAGCGTGACCTATGGCGAGCGGGACGGCACAAACGATGTCTATGCCTCCATCTCTCTGCGGCAGTATACGGCGCCGGAGACGCCGGTACTGGCCATCTCCGGCGGCGATGCCCAGACGTCCAGGGATGCCAGTACAGGCGCGGCCTCCACCCGGACCTACACCGTCCAGGCGGGAGACACCCTCTCGGGGATCTGCCGTAAATTTTACGGGGACAGCAGCCTGGCCTACCGGCTGGCCGCCGCCAACAGCAAGATCATCAAGAATCCCAATCTGATCTATCCCGGGCAGGTGCTCACCATCCCGCCCAAGGACCAGCTGCCGGCGGCCATGCAGGTGAGCGCCAGCGTCAAGACCGCCAAAGCCACAAAGACGGTCTACAGCAAGGAAGATAAGGTCTGGAAGGTGCAGCTTGCCAAAGAGCAGGCGGCCATGAGGTGACGGTATGGACTATGAGCTGATCCTGACGGCCCCCAGCGGGACCTCCAGAGACGTGACGCAGCTGGTCCAGACCGTTACCTGGAGCGGATCGGACAGCCAGACCGCCCGGGAGCTGTCGGCCTCACTGGCGGTGCCCAGAGACGGCAGCGTGGCCCCTCTGGAGCTGGTGGAGGGCGCTCAGCTGATCTTCCGGCGGGAGGGGACCCAGCTCTTTGCCGGGCCACTGCTCTCCGCCACCACCAGCTCTCAGTCCTCTGTGGTGGACCTGTCCGCCCTGGATCGGGGGCGGTACCTGGTGAAAAATGAGGGCTGGTACCAATTTGCGAACGCGGCGCCGGAGACCGCCGTGGCCGCCATCTGCCGGGACTACAGTATTCCGGTGGCAAGTCTGGCCAGGACGGGGCTGACTGTGTCCCGCAAGTTCCCCGGCGTAGCGCTGGACAAGATCATCAAGTCTCTGTATGCCATGGCTGCCCAGAAAAACGGCAAGCGCTACCTGGCCCGGTTTACCGGCGCGGGCGAACTGGAGGTGGTGGAGAAGCCCAGCGCCGCCACACTGGACATCAAGAGCACCATGGGGGTCACCAACACATGGGACATCTCCAACCTGCAAAACAGCGTGGCCATCCGTACTGATACCGGCGCCTTGGTTCGCCGGGTGGAGGACGGCCCGTCCATCACCCTGAACGGCCGGTTGGAGCACGTCCTGATCCAAAAGGATGGGGAGGATGCCGGGGCGGAGGCCAAGGCCTGGCTGGAGGACCACGGCCTCCAGCAGAACCTGACGGTGGAGACGCTGGGGGATATCCGGCTGATCTCCGGCAATGCCGTCAAGCTGCGGGATACCGGCAGCGGGGTGACCGGTCTGTTTTGGATCGAGAGCGACACCCACACCTGGAAGAACGGCCAGTATTACTGCAAGGTCAAGCTGAATTTCCGCAATCTGGCGGACGATACCATCTCGGGGAGTGAGCTTAAATGAATACCTTTGAGGAGAACGCCGGGCGGATCGCCCGGAGCATGGGGGCGGCGGCCAGACAGGTGGCCGACCCCTCCCCGGTTTTGATTGGGGAGGTGGTCAGCGTCTCCCCGCTGAAGGTCCGGGTAGATGGGCTGGACGTAGGGGCGGAGTCTCTGCGCATCAATGCGACGCTGCTGGCCGGATATGATCCAGGCCTGTCCGGCACACTGACCGGCACGGGCTCCATGGGCCCTGTGACCACGGAGGTCAAACCAGGGGATCTGAGCCGGGAAAAGGATGCCTTACAGGCGAGGGACAGCGTGGCGGTGCTCTCCCTGGACCGGCAGACCTACTACATCCTCTGTAAGGTGGTGACGCCATGACGCTTTTCCCCATGTTTTCTACACCGGTGGCTGGTGGGAGTGTGGATCTGCCCCTCTACACCGACGTGGCCATGGACTATGACGCCGGGACGCCCCGGTGGGAGAGCGGCCAGCCGGTGGTGGTCACCGGCCTGGAGGCGGTCAAAAGCTGGGCCTGGCGGGCTGTTGCCACCGCACGTTATCAATGGGCGGCCTTCTCCTGGTCCTACGGATGCGAGCTGGAGGCCCTGGTGGGCCAGCCATACCAGGCGGATACCAAAATCAGTGAGGCCACCCGATACCTGCAGGACGCCCTGCTGGTATCTCCCTATATTACCGCTGTAGACGTGACGGAGGCGTCCTTTGACGGATCCACTTTCCATATGAGGGTGGATCTCACCACGGTCTACGGGAAGGAGGGTTTCTATGTTTGAGGACCGCACCCAGGAGCAGATCAAGGCTGAGATGCTGGCTGATATTGACCAGGAGACCGGCCTCTCCTCCATGGCGGGCAGTTATGCCGACGCCACAGTGGGGGCGGCGGCCCGGCAGATCAGCGAGTTTTACCAGGCTCTTCCCGCCGTGGTGTCCATGCTCTTTGTGGACGAAACCAGCGGTGGATATATCGATCTGGTGGGAGAGACCTACTTTGACATCACCCGCCGGCCCGGGACCCGCGCCCGGTGCGACATCACGCTAACCGGTACGGCCGGTACAGTGATCCCGGCGGGCACGCTGTTTCTGACGGCCACGGGACTCCAGTTTGCCCTGGTAGATGAGGTCACACTCCCTGCTGGAGGGACGGTTGTTGGCACCCTGGAGGCTGTCCAGGACGGGGCCACCTACAATGTGGGCCCTGGTGCCATCGTCAATATGTATGTCAATCTGCCCGGCCTGGCCTCTTATACCAATGAGCAGGCCGACGGCGGTACCGACCCCGAAAGCGACGCTGCACTGCTCCAGCGGATCCAGGAGCGTCGACAGAAACCCTCCAACGGCGCCAACGGCTGGCAGTACCGGGCGTGGGCGCTGAGCGTCCCGGGCGTGGGGGATGCCAAGGTGGTAGAGCTGGCGGAGGGCCCCGGCACTGTGGGTGTGACTTTGGTGGACTCCACTATGGATCCCGCCTCTCCTGAGATCGTGAGCGCCTGCCAGACCCTGATTGACGCCCAGCGTCCCGTGGGGGCCACAGCCATGGTATCGGCGCCCACCGCCGTCGAGATCGATGTGACGGCGGTGGTGGTCATCTCCTCCTCCACCACGCCGGAGACCGTCAAGGCGGAGTTGGAAAAGCGGCTGGGAGCCTACCTGGCCGATATGATCCGCTCCAAATACGATGTGATCTATTACGGGCCGGGAGAGGACAAGGCATACACGGTGATCTATAACCGCATTCTGGCGCTGTTGCTGACCGTTGACGGTGTGATCAATGCCACCTCCCTCACCGTCAACGGGGGAACGGCGGATACCACAGTGCAGCCTGATCAGGTACCGGTGATTGGCAGCCTGGAGGTGACCACCTGATGGACCGATATGATCTGATGCTCCAGCTCCCTGACCTTTACCGCAGCATCCCCTTTGCCGAGCTTCAGCGGGTGCTGGGGGAGATGTGCCGGCGGGCGGGAGCCGATCTGGAGCTGACCCTCCGCCAGCTGTGGCCCCAGACCGCCAGCGGATGGGGCCTGGAACTTTGGGAAACAGCCTACGGCATCCCGATAGATCTGTCCAAGGATGAGGAATTCCGACGTACCAGGGTGATCTCCAAGCTGCGGGGACAGGGAACACCCACGGTGGAACTGATCCAGGCGGTGGCTGCCTCTTTTGCAAACGGTCAGGTCGAGGTGGTGGAGCATCAGGACACCTATTGC